AGAGCAGACATCACATTTTGCAATATAATCAATGGGCTTATAATTACAAAACCATTAATGACCAGCCTTATATTGCTACCGCAATTGCCCCATTTACTAAAAAGTCAAAAAAGATTGAAGTTGTAAATTATCCACAGCCACTTTTATTTAAACTTGGATATACAAATATAAAGCCAATCAATGGCATTGTTTATAGCAGCTTAATGTAATGACTAAAGATGAGCGCAAACATTATGATAGACTTAGCCAATTAGGATGTATTGCTTGCCATGTGTCAGGTTATGGATACAGCCCAGCAGAGATCCACCACATTAAGTCAGGCAATGCGTCAATGGGCAAAAAAAGCCATTGGAGTTTAGCAATTCCATTATGCCCACAACATCATAGGGCTGGTGGTCATGGAGTAGCGATACATGCAGGAAAATTAGCGTTTGAAGCCAATTTTGGCACTGAGGTTGAATTACTTGATAAAACATTAAACTTAATTAAGGGCTAACAATGAAATTGAAAATAGAATACAAAAAAGTTGAGGATCTTGCGCCTTATGAATTAAATAGCCGAACTCATAGCCAAGAACAGGTTGTGCAGATTGCAAATAGCATAAAAGAGTTTGGATTCACAAACCCTATCTTATTGGATGGTGATAATGGCATTCTCGCTGGTCATGGACGGCTTGCGGCTTCCAAACTGTTAGAGTTGAAAGAAGTGCCTACGATTCAGCTGCAAGGGCTGTCAGAGGCTCAGAAACGGGCTTATGTAATAGCTGACAATAAAATTGCTTTAAATGCTGGCTGGGATAACGACATACTTAAAGTAGAACTTACTGATTTAATGGATGCGAAATATGATGTGTCGCTTATCGGATTTGATGATAAAGAGATATTAAAGCTATTTGATGACGAAACGTCTGCCGTAGTCGGTGAGATTAAATTTAGCGAGGAATTATTAGAAAGCCATAACTATGTTGTTTTATACTTTGATAATGACATTGATTGGTTATCGGCTCAAACTCATTTTAAACTTGATAGCGTTTATAGCAAGAGATCCAATGGTAAGCCGTGGAGTAAGGGAATCGGCAGGGTTGTGCATGGCGGTAATTACTTAACCAATTTGCATGAGGAATAATTATGTCTGACATACTTTATTTTTCACCGTCTTATAAACGACCTGATGATGTTATAACTCAAAAGTACCTGCCATTCTGCAAATATGTTGTTGCGGACTTTGAGGCTGATAAGTATTTAGCGGCTGGACATGATTGTTGGGTTGTGCCTGATAGCGCACAAGGAAGTGTGGCTAGGATTAGGAATTACATACTAGATCATGCTGAAAGCGATAAAATAGTCGTATTGGATGACGATATGTCTTATATTGGCAGATGGAATGAACAAAAGATCCAAAAACTAACTCCAATGGCTGTGCAAGAGTTTTGCGAAAGTGGATTCAATCTTGCTGCCGACTTAGATGTCAAATACTGGGGCATGAATCTATTACCCGACAAAGGTGCTTATAGAGAATACACACCATTCTCACTAAAACAATGTGTGCTTGGACCATTTCAGGCATTTAATAATTTAGATTTACGATATGATGAGAAACTACCACTCAAAGAGGATTACGACTTATCGCTTCAGGTCTTAAACAAATACCGCAAAACATTACGATTTAATATGTATTTTTATTCAGTCAAACAGCATACCAACACTGGTGGATGCGCTGCATATAGAACTAAGCAGAAAGAGGAACAACAGTTTGAGTTATTACAGAAAAAATGGGGATCTAAAATAGTTCAGAAAGATCCAAATGCCCAAGGGTTCGACATTAATCCAATAGTCAGAGTGCCTATCGGTGGAATTTGATTGCTTTTATATAATAATTATGCTATGTTAATAATAATTGAGTAAAGTACATTGCTCAAGAGTAGCCCCGCCCCCTTGACGAAGTTGGGTAAGCGCAGAGGTCGCTTAGTTACGAAAACCTCTTACTTTCAATTGGAGTTTATATGCCCACCAAAAAAGGTTATTCCCAAAAGACCATCCATTCAAACATCAAAGCCGAAATACAGTCTGGCAAATCACAAAGCCAAGCAGTTGCGATAGCGTTGTCTATTGCTGAAAAGGCTAAAAAGAAAGCTAAAAAATAATGAGTGAAACAAACTTAGGTGGTCGACCTCGTATTGAGTTTACCGACAAAGAGTGGTCTATTGTAGAGAACGCTTGCAAGATTCAATGCACTGGCGAAGAGATTGCATCGTTGTTAGAGATAGATTACGACACCATGAATACGCGCATAAAAGAACTTTATAATGTTGGTTTTTCGGATTATATAAAAAGATTCTCGTTACATGGAAAAACGTCATTAAGGCGATTGCAGTGGAAAGCTGCCGAGGGTGGTAATTCAACCATGCTTATTTGGTTAGGGAAACAATACCTAGAGCAATCAGATAAACAGCAAGTAACTGCGGATGTAACAACTACATCCCTACCGAATGTCAGCATAGACGAGTTTATTTAATGCCATTGAGTGAAGTGCAGAAAGCATTTGCCACTTCAAAAGCCCCTTTTCCTGCATTCGTTGGCGGGTTCGGTAGTGGTAAGACTGCGGCAGGTATGGCTAGGATTATGGCACTCAAGGGTGCTTTTAAACATTGTGATGTGGCTTATTACCTGCCAACTTACCCATTGGTCGAGGATATTGCTTTTAAACGATTTCCTGAACTATGCGAACGAAAGGGTTGGAAGTATAGAATTAATCGGCAAAGCTCTTATATTGAATTTGAGGGCGCAGGGCGCATTATCTTTCGAACCATGGAAAATCCTCAAAGGATCGTTGGTTATGAGGTTGCACATAGCCTATTGGATGAACTAGACACGCTCCCGATTGATAAGGCAAGAGAAGTTTGGAATAAAGTAATTGCTCGTAACCGTCAAAAGTGTGCGATGCGAAATACAGTTGCAGTCGCAACAACTCCTGAAGGCTTCCGATTTGTTTACGAAAGATGGGTAAAGAATAATGCCGATGGCTATAAGATATTCAAAGCCCGAACAATGGACAATGCGGCTAATCTGCCTGAAGGCTATATAGAAAACCTACAAAACACTTATTCTGCAAGTTTGTTGTCCGCCTACCTAGATGGTGAGTTTGTCAATTTAACTGCTGGTAGTGTATATGCCGAATTTGATAGATTACTAAATCAGTCGAATGAAGCTATAATTGCTGGCGAACCTTTGCATATTGGTTTAGACTTTAACGTAACTAAAATGGCAGCCGTTGTTCATGTGCTTAGAGGCGATAATCCTCACGCTGTGAATGAATTAACAGGGATATTTGATACCCCTGCCATGATTCAATCTATAAAGGCTAAATACAATGGACATAAGATTTTTATTTACCCTGATGCTAGTGGCAACAATCGTAAATCACAAAACGCTAGTGAGAGTGATATTGCGTTACTAAAACAGGCTGGCTTTAACATAATGGTGAATCCTGCTAATCCTGCCGTTAAAGACAGAGTGCTGTCAATGAATAGGCTGATTAGAGAGCGCAAATATTTGGTTAATCCTGATACTTGCCCCGAGTTGGTGGAATCATTAGAAAGACAGGCTTATGATAAGAATGGCGATCCTGATAAAACAGCAGGGTTCGATCATGTGCTTGATGCAACTGGGTATTGCATTGCGTACCGTTACCCTATTAGGGCGAGAACAATTCAACACATAAAAATGAGTGGTGTTTAATATGAATGATTCAAAACACAATAAGTATGATGCCTTTGCAGAAAAGTGGCTTAGGACTAGAGCCGCTTGCGAGGGTCAAACCGCAGTCCACAATGCTGGTGAAAAATTCTTACCCCGCCTAGCAGATCAAACAGACCATGATTATCGGTCTTATAAATTAAGAGCCACCTATTTCAATGCTACTGGTCGAACCCTTGAGGGTTTAGTTGGCATGGTATTCCGTAAAGATATGCAGAAAACCTACCCACCTGCATTAGAAACAATTTTTGATGATTTAGATTTAAAAGGTAACAGCTTAGATGCCGTTGCCATGATGACAATTTACGATTTGTTGCAAGTAGGTCGTGCTGGCATATTAGTAGAATACCCAAGCGTTACAGAAACCCCTGCAAGTCTAGCCGATGCCGCTAGAGCGAATTTAAGACCATATACCACTTATTACCCTGCCGAATCAATCTTGGATTGGCGCGTTACTAGGGTAAACAATGTCATGCAACCAGTTATGGTTAAGTTGCAAGAGTATTATGAAATCCAAAAGAATGAATTTGAATACGAAACTCAACCGCAGATTCGTGCGTTATTGCTAACTGAAATAGGTTATATACAGCGCATATACCGTAAAGACATTAAGGGCGTTTGGTATCAGTTTGGCGATGACATCGTGCCATTGATCAAAGGCTCACCAATGTCCACTATCCCATTTTGGGCTTTTGGTGCTAAAGAGAACTGCCTCGATTTGCAAGATCCGCCTATTTTAGATTTGGCTGATTTAAATATTGCCCATTACCGAGTTACTGCTGATTACGAACGCGGATGTCATTTTGCTGGCTTGCCTACCCCTATGTTGGCTGGATTTGTATTTGACGAGAATGAAAAAGTCAGTATCGGATCATCTACCGCAATCGTTTCAACCGACAGTAGTGCTAACTGGGGATTCCTAGAGTTTACTGGTCAAGGTCTAGGCGCATTAGAGAAAAACTTGCTGCAAAAAGAATCGCAAATGGCAGCTATTGGTGCAAGGATGCTTGCCCCTGAAAAAGCTGGAGTTGAATCTGCTGGCACATTATTGATGAGATCCAATGGCGAGGCTAGTGTATTAGCGGCTTTAGTCAAATTAGCAGGTGAGAACTTCGAACAGATAACTCGCTTTATGGCTATGTGGTATGGAGTAGATGGCGAAATTGAAATAGATATGAATACAGATTTTATGCCAGTGCCTATGTCTGCTCAAGACTTGGATGCCTTAATGAAAGCATGGCAGGTCGGTGGATTGCCTAAAGAGGAATTGTTCTATGCGTTGAAACAGGGCGAAGTAATCAGGGAATCTACAAGTTATGATGATTACCTGCTTGGACTAGAGGATGATGCTGCCAATGGCACAGTAGATATGATGGGCGATTCAGAGGATCAACCTGACGATAACACTGGCATGATGGCTCAAATTAGAAAGAAACTCGGACTATGAGCGAAATCACTGGAATCTTAACTGAAGCCCTTATCAAACTCAAAACAAGAGTTGATGAGATTGTCGTGCCTGAAGCCATTAAAGGTGATCAAGGCGAACAGGGTGAAAAAGGCGAGAAAGGTGATAACGGACTAGACGGCAAAGATGGACAGGATGGCAAGGATGGCATAGACGGCAAGGATGGCATTAATGGCATTGATGGTAAGGATGGATTAAACGGCATTGATGGTATTGATGGCAAAGACGGTGCAGACGGGCGAGATGGGCTTGATGGTCGTGACGGTATAGATGGTAAGGATGGAAAAGATGGTCGTGCTGGCTATGATGGCTTATCGATTAAGGGCGATAAAGGCGATATAC